TTTAATAGACGCAACGCGGGCCATTCCAGCGGCCACTGTTGTAGCTGCAACAGCGTAGGACCAAGGGGCGGGATAATCGTTAAGCGCCCGGTTTGCACCTGCGTAGGTGGTCATGATTGCCGAAGCAATGTTTGCAGCCTTTTGAATGTTGAACATGGCTCGGCTGTTGGTGGTAACGCTGGTAAGCTCTTGCGACATCGCCTTACCAACGGTCATCGCTTGATCTTGCCAACTCATTTCCGTAAACCGTTGCAGATTAGTCATGCTTGACTTACGGATGTTTTCTATCTGTGCTGCCGCTTCTGCTTCTGCTTTGACTCTACGATCGTGGTCCTCTTTTTCAATTTCGCTCATACGGTCGAGATGTTCGACTTGTAAAAGCTCACGAGTTATCCGTCTCTGGTCCTCGCTCATCGTGGCGGCGTCTAGGCGAGCCAAATCCTCTTGGTATTTTTTCTCCAGCAACTCAGACTCGGTAAGAAAGCTTTCTTGAATCAAGGTTGCGCGCCCGGCCCAGTATTCACGCTCTCGCTCTTGTAGGTCGTATTGCTTTTTTTCGTAGTTTTTGAACCACTCATCTAAACCGTTTGGTTGCGCGATGCCTGATTGATTGCCTTCACCGCCACCTCCTCCACCGCCTTCACTGCCGCCGCCCCCACCACCGCCGCCACCCTCACCACCAGGGGCCTTAGAAGACACGTTGCGAGCATTTAAAATAGCACTTGTCAGCCGGTCAACCTCTGCACGTGCCTCGGCAGCATCCTCTTTCATCATTTTGCCGATGGTGCGTGCGCCTGAAAAATCAAGCTTTGCAACAGCAGCAGCTTGCGCTGCCAATCCTCCAAGCTCTCGCCCGGTCGAATTTAAAACATAAGCAACATTTACTCCAAGAACTGCGACCGCTTCCAAAACGTTTGTGATGCCGTTTAATGTTGCAGCCATTGCGCCAGATTTCTCGCTGTTCTTAGATGCAGATAAACTCATGGCGTCAATAATTTTCGTGGCCTGCTCAATGGCACCGGTTGCCAGCTTCACAGAGTCATAAATCAGCCCGCCGGCATTTGCATTATTAACGGTGCGGAATAATTCGTCCCATGTATCGGCAAGGTTGCTAATAGCGCCGTCTAGGGTTTTTGCCCTTTCCATCATAGCGCTGGCAAACTCTGTTTTTCCAATCTTTTCGAGATACTTGGTTATCTCATCTGAGCTATTGCGTATGGTTGTGGTGACGCCTTGGAAGGTAAGCGATACATTGTCTCCCTCTTTACTGGCCTTGATGCCGAATTCCTTTAGGCGCTCAAATTCTCCAGTTGAGGCATCAGCAACGGCCTCAATCATCTGGTTAAGGTTCTTGCCCATTGCACTTGCTGTGTTGCCATAAGATTCAAGCGCAGACCTGCTTGGATCTAGGCCAAGCGATTTCATGCGAACGAATGCGTTTACGACATCGTTTAAGGCAAAGGGAGTGGTTGCGGCAAATTCTTTTAACCACCGAAACTCGCGTTCTGCTGCTGCGGCAGATCCGGTCATGGTGATCATTGACGCATTTAAAACGTCAAACTGCCGCTGTGTTTCAACCAGCTTTCCAGTAAATGCGGCAGCGCCAAATACGCCAGCAAGGGCGGCAATGCGCCCTTTTAGATCATCGGAAACCTTGCCAAGATTTCCCATTGTCCCTTGAAGGCTTTTTGTTTTGCCCTCAAAGTCGTTGATCTTGCCGCCTGCGTCCTTAAGTGCTGTGCCAAGCCCTCTGGTGTCTGCGTCAATCTGTACCGAAAGCCGTCCAATTTTTGCCATTTCTACTCCAGCATGTCTAGCAGTTCAGAGCACAAGTTATCAGTTAGAGAGCCGGCATAATCTGCACTTGCGTCACGCGACCGCTTTGACTCATATATAAGCCACCATTCGGCAGGACACATGGCCCAAAATTCAGATGGGGCCAGACCCCAACCAATTGCTATGGAGTAGAACTGACCCCAATCAATATCCTCAACGTGAACTTCGGTTTCTACTGATCTGCTTTTTTTTTCGGCTCTGGGAAAATCGCGGCAAAAATTGCATCACGCATCGTCAGTAGTTCGGCCACGTCGCCGGTCACAAGCTCTCGATATACCTCGTCGTCCTCCACCCGCGCGCCGGCAGCTCGTAAAAACTCGCCAACGACAAACGCGAGATGCGACAACGGAGGAGCATCAGACGATAAGCCGCGCACCAATGCCGCTAAACTAACGCGGTTCTCAATTCTATTGAGCAGCTGCATGGTCGGCTTGACAGTGTATGCCTTGCCGTCCCATTGCAGCGCGACCTCGCGAAAGACTGCGCTCATTATACGACCGGCGTCCAAGTGAATGTTCCTGCCGACTGAATAGAACAGGTGAATGTCGATCCCTCATTGTATGGAGCGCCGATTTCAAACGATGTAATTACAAACGGACCGGCCATAGTGCCAATGGTCGGGAACAAAATGCTAAACGTGTCCAGCACATCGGCTCCAGACATTGACAACGTGATCAAACTATTAAGCGATGCAACATCCTTTGTTACGCCCTCAAAAGTCATGTCGAGAGTTTTTGTGCCTGGATCTTGCAACAGCGTGCGGAACCCAAGATCATCATCGCTGGTAACGTCAATAACCTCGTTACCGAGTGTCATGGTTTTGGTGCGCAGCGCTGCAATTGGCACCAGTGGGGAGCCGAAGCTCAGAATTGCCTTGCGGCCAACAAAAGCGGACATAATTTTAATCCTTTACAATGTAAAAACCCTCGGCGGTTTGAAGTAGTGCGCCGCCTTCCGTTGCTAAATAAGTGTTCGCGTAGGGTGCTGAATCAACTGTTAACCTGAAGCGAATCACGCCATGTCTGGTGAGCCCGTCCGGGTCCATAAACGATTCTTGAAATTCTGCCTGACATTCTACCAATGCGCCGCCAATAATGGAAACTTCCTGGCGATGCAATGCTTCATAAATGGTGCGCATAATTTCTTTAACTTCCTTGCGCCCTCGATGCCGCGACCAAACGTGCATGGTGCACGTTGTCTCTGATCCAATAGAATCATCAGTGTCCCATGGGATAGACGCGTCATCGCCAATCACGATGTATGGAAATGCCGCTTCCTGCGGAACGTGATCATAGACTGGCCAGCCAATAGCGGAAATTTTCGCATAAATGGCGGCTTGGATTTCCTCTTGCATCATTTCAAAATTCCCTTTGCGGCATCTTCAACTACTGCGTTCAGCCGCGCTTCCCACTTGGGCCGTTCAGCCTCTAGCGCTGGAATTAAAAACGGTCGTGGTTGCATGTTTTGTGTTCCAAATTCAAGCCAAGCCGCATATTCTGCATTCGCAACAACCTCCGCTTTTTTGCCCTCAATGTCGGCGCGTATTGAGCCGGCCAAGCGTCCTGTGTCTGTGGCCGGCGCCTCGCCTGGTGCGGACGATTTGTGCTTGCGCTTGGGGTTTGTTTTCTCGTACGTGGTGCCAGACTTAGTTCCGCGCTGCACGCTCTTAATTGCGTTCGTTCGGATGTTTTGCGCCGTGCTTTGAACGATGTTTTTTATGCGCTTGTCTGCCTCAATGCCAAACTCTGCAAGAGCCTTTTTCAGTTCTTCCGAGCCTGTCAATGACGCTTTCATATTGCCACCCCCTGATCGCACGCAAGTTCAAGCCAGCGGTTTTTCATCTCAACATTAATAATGGCGCGAATTTGCAGCGGCTGGCCTCGCATAATAATGCGATCCAATGCCGTTAAATCAGCGCGATAGCGCATCATTATGCGATGTGTGATGCTGTCCTGTAGTCGCATTGCCTGCACAGCCTCACGGCCCGAGAGAGGCTTTACATGGGCGCGCGTGGTAAATAGATCAATCCATTGGATTGACTGCCCGCCCATTCCATCAGAAACCGACAACTGACGCTGTATAGTGATTGGCTCGCGCAGCATGCCGGCTGTTATTTCGCAGCACTTCACAGCGAAACCTCGACGCGGTACGGGCGCAATAGCATTGCTGCGCCGGATTTTTTAATCCCTCCGTCTGCATCACAATCGCCCCTATGGTCATATAAATAGGCTGCCAGCATCATGATGCCCGACTTAATCGCCGCCGGAATAGTGGCCATTCCTGCGGTG